ATTGCATCTTACAAAGAACTTGATAGATACGCTGAGGAGAAGGGATTGCCAGACCAAAATGTATTTAAATGCCCTGTTACTATTATAGACCCTCAATATGCAGATGACGACTCTCGATTAATTACTACTATATTTGACCCTAATGAGGGGGCAGAGTATTTGACTTGGAAACGTAATAAAAAATAATGGCAAATATTAATTCTAGGGATACTTCAGAAGCTGAGAGAGTATTAGAATTAGCGAAAACCGATTTAATTGCTTTTGGGAAACTCTTTCTTCCTGGAGATTTTGGCAAATCCAAGTCTCCTCCCTTCCACTATGAAATAGGAGATTCTCTATTAGAACCAACAACTAAGTCTCTAGCGTTAATTCTTCCTAGAGGCAGTGGTAAAACTCAACTGTTTAAAACATTTCTTATGCATAAAATCTTGTTTAAGAAAAAAGATGAGTTAATGTTCATAGCTTGGGTATCTGATAATCATAGAAAATCTATATTAAATCTTCAATATATTAAACAACACTTTGCTGGCAATGAATTATTGCAATACTATTTTGGCGATGTTGTGGGAGATAAGTGGACTGAGACAGATATTGTTACAAAAACAGGTGCCAAACTTATAAGTCGTTCTAATCTGTCTAGTGTTCGTGGTGAAAACTACTTAGGTAAGAGATATGATATAGTTGCACTTGACGACACTGAGAGTGAAACCAATACCGTTACTCAAGACGCTAGAGAAAAAATTAAGAACATTGTATATAATGGTGTAAAACCTGCTCTTGATTTACACACTGGTAGATTAATATTTGCTGGAACTCCTGTGCATTTCGATAGTTTATGTCAAAACATACTAGACGGGTATGCAAAGGCTAAGAATAAAGATGATTATACTTGGGATGTAATTAGTTATAAATCTACTCAGCCAGAAATGCCAGGTGGCGTACTTTGGGACTCGTATTTTCCTCGAAAAAGATTGAATACGATGAAAAAGGAGTATGAGGAAGCAGGAAGAATACATGGATATTATCAAGAATATGAATTGGAAGTTCAAAATGAAGACGAAGCTGTTTGGGGAAGGAAATATATAAAGCATTGGAAAGGCGTTTATCAACATGAGGAGGGTCTTAACTATATTACTATCGAAGGAGAAAAGATTCCAGTCAATTGTTTTGTTGGTTGTGACCCTGCAACAGATATCAACACTAAGTCTTCTGATTTTTCGGTTATTATGGCAGTTGCTGTCACTCCTGAAAACGAAGTATATGTTTTAGAGTATGAACGCCATAGGTCAATACCCACTGTAGCTGGTAGGGATAAGGATGATAATATTATAGGCAAAAAGGGAGTAGTTGACTATATAATGGATATGCATCAAAAATATAATTGTGTATCCTCAACTGTCGAAGATGTAGCTATGAATAGGTCAGTATTCCAATCTTTAAACGAGAGAAGAAGAATAGAAAATAAGTTTGATATTAGCGTTATTCCTGAAAAACCAGGAGGTAGAGAGAAGAGAAATAAGATATATTCGGGTCTTTCTGGTCGTTTTAGCACTGGAACTGTGCACTTACGGGAAAATATGTTTGATTTAGAACACGAAATTGTTACATTCGGGGCAAGAATGGCTCACGATGACACCATTGAAACACTATTTTATGCACTTTTACACGCTTTTCCACCAAATATGAAGCAAAAAGAGAAAACTAGGGAATGGTATACGCCTAAAAAGAAGGCGAAAAGCTGGGTGGTTTCCTAATGCCATCAGGTAAAGGGACATACGGGAGTAAACGGGGAAGACCCCCTAAAAAGAAGAAGAGTAAGAAACGTGGCAAGAACAAAAAAAGCTGAACGAATTTACCAAATGTGGAACTCTGCTAATTCTGAAGAAAGAATTAAGTGGCAATCCGACAGTCAAAAAGGTTATGATTTTTATTTAAATGAACAATTAACCGAGGAAGAGCAAGATATTTTAAAACAATCAGGTATGCCTACCTTTCAAATTAATAGGATTACTCCTATAATTGAAACAATGAAATACTTTGTAACAGCTAATAGTCCTAAATGGAAAGCTGTCGCAGTAGAGGGAACTGATACAAATATAGCACAAGTTCATAGTGATATATCTGAATACTGTTGGAGCTTATCTAATGGTAAAGCGGTGTATGGAAATGTAATTTTAGATTCTCTTACAAAGGGAGTAGGATATTTCTTTGTAGATATAGACCAAGATTTAGATAATGGTAAGGGAGATGTGGTATTTAGAAAAATAGACCCTTATGATGTTTATCCCGACCCAATGAGTCGTGATTTCTTATTTAGAGATGCTTCATTTGTAATAGTTAGAAAAACTTTAGCTAGAGAGCAATTAAAAACAATGTTTCCTGAATATTCTAGAAAAATTGCTAAAGCAAGTGAACAAGGAAGCATTGAGGCATACTCTCAAGCAGATAGAGGAGATTCTGACGCAATCATTCCTGAGGATATAATAACAAGCGTTTCGCCAGATGGAGAGAAAGATGACATTCTTGGATACTATGAATGTTATGAAAAAATTCGTGTCCCATATGTTAATCTAAGTGTGAAGGTATATCCGACCAAGCAAGATATAGATGAAGTAAAGCAAGTTGCGAACAAAAAATTAAAACAATTTGAAGAAGAAATGGCTGTTGCCACTAAAGAAAAAATTATTCAGATTGAAAATGCTTTAAACGCTGGCGAGATAATTAAAGACAGGGCTCAGTTAGAAATTAAAAAGGCTCAAGATGAATTGATTTCTTCTATACAACAAAAGAGAGCTGAAATAGAGTACGCTACTCAAGAAAGATTAAATAAGGTTGAAGAAAAAGTAGTTAGTAAAGAAGAATATGATATTTTAATTCAAGATGAAGAAATTGCAGAATCTATTGTAAGTGAGTCAGAATATTTTGAAACAAGAATAAAGGTTACTTGCACTTTAGGTTCTGATGTTACTTTATATGAGTATATCCTACCTATTCGTGAATATCCAATTGTACCAGTTCCTTATTTATATACAGGGACACCTTTCCCAATGTCAGCTGTGTCTCCAATGATAGGAAAACAACAGGAGATAAACAAGGCTCACCAGGTAATGATTCATAATGCAAATTTAGCTTCAAATCTTAGATGGATGTATGAAGAAGGCTCTGTTCCTGAGGATGAGTGGGAACAATATTCTTCTGCTCCAGGGGCTCTTTTAAAATACCGACAAGGATTTACCCCTCCCACACCAATATTGCCAGCAGCCATTAACAATGCTTTTTACACCATAACAGAACAAGGTAAATCTGATATGGAGTATATTGCTGGTATACCAAGCTCTATGATGGGCTTTACTACTCAACAACCAGATACATACAGAGGTCTTTTGGCTAATGATGAATTTGGGACTAGAAGAATTAAAGCATGGATGGGTTCAATATTAGAACCTTCGCTAGAACAAACTGGTATAGTATTTAAAGAGGTATCTCAATCGCATTATACTGTTGATAAAGTATTTAGAATTGTCCAGCCTAATGCAGGTGGAGATTATACTGAGAAAGAAACAAGAATTAATATTCCAATTTATAATGATTATGGAGAAGAAATAGACAAATGGTCTGATTATGCAAGTTCTAGATTTGATATTAGAATAGTAGCTGGGGCATCAATGCCAGTAAATAGATGGGCATTAATTGAAGAATATTTTAGATGGTTCCAGGCTGGGCTAATTGATGACATAGCTATGTTATCTGAGACAGATGTTCGTGGAAAAGAAAATATTATTGAAAGAAAATCATTATATGCACAACTCCAATCACAACTTGAGAAATTAGAGGAAGCAGTTAAAGACAAAGATGGCACGATAGAAACATTATCTAGACAACTAGTCCAATCAGGTATAAGACACAATATCGAGACAGGTTCTAAGGAAGTTGACAGGGAAATGATGGAGTCAAAAGCACAACAAAAGTTTTACAGAAAAGTTTTAGATGAAGACAGAAAAAACAATTTGCAAAAAAGCAAAGAAAAAAAGTAAATTATTAATTAAAATAAAGGCTATATAAAACATGGAAGAAGCACAAGTAGGCAACACAGAACAAAATTCTGTCCCCGAAAGTTTTATTTCAGATGATGCAACAGATAACTTTTTTGACTCATTAGAGCAAGAAGTTAATGGTGCGATTGTAGACGATATTGAAAATGAAACTTCAGAAGCCTCAGAAACTCAAAGCGATAACACGCAAGTAGCGGAAGAACCAGCTAACGAAGCTCAGCAAGAGGACATTGAGACTCTCAAAAAAAGGTATTCAGATTCCAGCTCAGAAGGGAAACGTCTTAACCAACGACTCTCTGAACTTGAACCATACTTACCTATACTTGATGAAATGCGTAAAGACCCCGAATTAGTATCTCATGTGAGAGGCTATTTTGAGGGTGGTGGTCAAACCCCACAAAGTATGGTAGAAAAACTGAATCTTGGTGAAGATTTTATCTTTGACCCTGATGAAGCAGTAAGTAATCCTAATAGTGATTCAGCAAAAGTATTAACAAGTACTATTGATGGTGTCGTTCAAAGAAAGCTTAACAATGAACTTAGTAAGCAAAAGAAAGAGTTTACTCTTGAAAGGCAGATAAGTGATTTTCGTCAAAAGCATGAAATGAGTGATTCTGAATGGGATGAGTTAAAGCGATTCGCTGATAATCAATCATTATCGTTGG